GCCTTGTCGAACAGGTCATACTGCGGGGTCGAGTGCATCGCCCACGCGCGAATATCCTGCCCGCGATCACCGAACTTCTGCACACCACGGTTCAGAGCGTTCAGGCTCATGCCGCCATTCGACGGAACCGTGTAAAGGAGCGATGCTCCAACGTTCACGATGGCGGACCGTGCCGCGGCGAGAGCGCTGTTCAGATAGTCCTGCAGCAAGCCTTCCGCGAATTGCTGACCGATGACCACGGCCGCCAATTCCGGGTTCTGCTGAATCCAGGTGAACTGCTGCGGTTCGAAGATCACCGGCACAGTGCCGCCGGCAACCTTGACCGAACTGTTCTGCAGCATCGCGAGGGCCACGGGCGAGACGTCGCCGGAGCCGTAGGAGTCGCGACGGCGCATCAGGCCTGCGATGGCCTTGAACGACGCCTTCTGAGCGAAGTCGCCAACGTTGCGCTTGCTGGTGAGGACGATGGTGCCGGCAGAAGCAGCGTTGAACAACTGCACCTGCTGATCGATGGTTTCGGTGATCGACTCATAGAGGAAGTCGTTGAACACCTTCATGTCGGTGAGAGCCATTGTGTCTAGCCTTTCGTTTCACGTTTGTGCTTGAGAAAGGCGGCCTTTTCCTCGTCTGTTTTGGCGTCTGCCCAAGACTTCGGAATGCCACCACGGTTACCGCCGGATTCCCCGGACTTATTCGGCGGCATTCCGCTGCCAGACTGACCGTCGCCGTCGAAGGCGCGGCCAAATGCTTCGGACTTGCGCATTTCCTGCACCAAATCCGCAATCGTCATCGGATCGCCCTTGGAGTTGCCGATGCGGGCGTTACCGTCCTTGTCGACGACTTCAACGACGAACCGGTCTCCGTCTTCGCGCACACGGGTGTGTCGCTGGACATGGGGAAGCAGGAGTTCGACCGAACCCTTGGCTTCCGCGAGCGCCACAGTTGCGGCCTGGTCGATCAGAAGGCTTTCCACCGTCTTGGTGAGCTGACCAATGCGCCCGTCGCGCGTCTTGAGTTCTTCGCCATGCTTTTCGAGCAACTGGCGCTTTGCCGCCTCCAGGCGTTCGGCGACGATCTTGTCCGCGTCCTTCGCGGGATCGATGTTGCCGAGCTCTTCCAGCCGGGCCAGTGCATCGCGCGCCTTGTCGGGATCAATGTCCTTGAACTTGATGACGTCCTTTTCGAGCTTCTTGCGAAGCGTCATTTCCTTGCCGAGCGTATTCTTCAGGCCCGACACGTCCTCGAGCGCGAAGCCGTCGACCGACTCCACATCAAGGATAAACTTGCCATCAGCTTCCTTGTAGAAGCCGCGGGCGTCTTCAGGCACAAGGTCGATCGTCTCCACTAAAGCTTTGAGAGCCATGGATCATCCATTCCAGATGTTATGAATGCGCATTCCGCGCGGGCGTTGCTGGCGAACCAGCGGTTTAGACTTGGCCTTCCGCCAACCATTCGGGCGTCGGTGCACCCAGAATCTCTTTCGTCCATCCACTCATGGAGCGGACACTGTCCTTGATGAACGGCAGCGCAGCGCGCCATCCGTCAATGAAAGACGAGCAATCTGACCACGTTCCGCCGCCATAGAAGTGCGACTGTGCGGCTTGCATCGGCACGCCGGCCAATACGACCCGATCAGCGCCATGGTCCAGCGCAACCTTCGCCGCGAACAACCCAGACGATCCAGAGCCGGTCATGCCGGGCCAGCGATAGTCCATCACCTTGTCGATGCCGGGCGCGCCCTCATTACCGACGTGGCAGAGCGCCGGTTTGAACCCTCGATCCGCTCTCGCCTTGCGCCAATCACACATCTTGTCCGCGTGCAGCGTCACGTAAAAATTCAACCCGCCGGGCCAACGTGTCCCGATATCGTTGACCGCGGCGATCCAGTCCGGCTGGAAGAGGTCTTGGGCGGCTTCCAAGTCTTCCCAGACCGAAGCTCCGCCGCCAAGAACAAGAGCCGTCTTCATTTCCAGATCGGCCAGTCGTGATCCGGCTTAACCGGCCGAAACCACACCACGTCAGGCCCTACCTCATAGCCGGGCACCAGATCATCGACGGCGACGCGGACGCCGGGCCAGTTTATGTCATGGCCCATGATCCACCCGGTCGGCTTCACCTTGGGTAACCACGCCTCAATATCGCGCCGACAGCCTTCCTCGGAATGATCCGCGTCGATGAATACGAAGTCGAGCGACGCATCCTCAACCTGATCGGCGGCGTCCGTCGTCCAACCCTTGATGATGCACGCTCTGTTACTGAATGGCCTGCACCGATCCCGACACACCGCCTCGTGGTGCGCGTGATCCCATCCCTCGTAACCTTCGGGCCCGACGTTATCCGGTTGCGCCTGCCACAGATCGACGCCGATCATCGTCAGGCCGAGACACGTCGATAACAGATGATGGATCGTGCGGCCTTCCCAAAGCCCGAGCTCCGCGCCAGCCTTCCATCCGTTCTGCTTCACGCAAAATTCGAGAAAGTCGAACCGCAGCCAAGCCGGGTTTCCGGCCTTGATTGTCGGCGGCACTTGCGGCGGACAGACAAAATCCGCACGGTTCTTTATCGCCACGATTCCGCTACCCAACCCGTTTTGATGTCGTCTTGCTTCGGGTTGCCGTGGAAGCAGACAACCGACGCATTCTCCGGCACCGCTTCCCGACAATCGTGCACCTTGTACGAGACGATCAGTCCCTCGCCGAACAAACCCTGAAACGTATCGACATCAATCCCGCGCGATTCGAACTGGTCCTCAATGAACGCCTGATCCCCAATACGACCGTGTTTTGGTTCGCTCTCATCATATTGGTGCGCGATGCCAACCGGATCGGCGTTGAACGCATCGAGTAGGAACGAATAATCCCCGCTCCATGCCAGCACACCCGATCCCAACCGGCCCGAATTGAAGTCCGCAAGCGCGGTGAAACGATGCGGGTATGCCGCAACCCGATCCAGCGGGCCAACGATGATCGTGTCCAGATCGAAGTAGAGCGTCGGCCCGGTGAGCCGAAACATCTCTAGTTTCGACCACCATCGCGGGTGAATGATCCACCCGTTATCGGCCCGTCTTGTATTGGTTAGAACCGGCCAGTTGCGCCCCAGCGGTATCCGCTCACAGGGGACTTCCACATCACTTAGACAGACAAAACGATGTGGCAACGCCAGATTCCGGGCAACCCCATCCCGAAGTTTGCGGACCCACTCAGGCGTATAAACCCCACCAGATCGGAGGACGCAGGCGACGGTTAGCACTTAACGAGCGCCGGCCGCCTTCAGCATCGCCTCGGCGCGGCGGATCATGTTGCGGGCCTCGCTCTTGGTCTTTGGCGCTTTGATACGCTCAGGGCGCTGATAACCTTTGGTCTTGGTCGACTTTGCCATTTGCTCGCTCCTATGCGGCTTGCTGTTGCGAAGGCGGCACGGTCGGATCAATCGGCTGGCCCGTAACCGGATCGATATTCTGTTCCGGCTCAAGCCCTTCCTGATCCTTGGCAACGTCTTCCTGATCTTTGTCGAAGTTTGCGTTCTCGGAAATCATGCCGCGGCGCTGGTATTCGGAGAAAAGCAATCGCTTGGACACGACGCCCTGCGATTGAGCCGTGTTGAGTTGCTGCATTTCTGCCGAATCCTGGAAGTCGATGCTGAAGTCGGTATGGATTTCGACCTCAGGCTCATCCTTCGCGCCGAGCCACATCGCGGTCAGCTTCCAGCATTGCTCCATGGCGTCCTTGAACTTGAACGCCCATGCCTGCACTTGAGAATTGGCCTTCACCGCCTGCTGGTTGCTCATCACGACGGTGAGATTGGCCTGCATCATCGGTTGGGCGCCAAGATCACGCATCATGGTCTGGGTCTTGTCCAACCGATCCATGATCTTCTGGATGGATTCCGCGGTCGGCTCGATAAACTCCCAGCCTCCAAAGGTGCCGTCAGCGCCCATCGGGGCGAACAGCACGGCTCGAGGACCAACCGGAACAATCCCATCGGCCGGAGGCGTCACCCCGTTTCCGGTCAGCATCGGGAAGCATGTCAGATCGGCGATGTTCTTGAGGTTGGATTCCTGTTGGTACTCCTCGATCTGCAGAAATGCGACGTCCCGAAGCGGCGGCTCGACGATCCATGATGATCCGCGGCGATCTCCCGCGATGAATGGCACCAAGGGTATGACACCGATCGTGATCGGGCCTGTAGCCGTCATTGCCCATACTTTTTGGGCGGAGCCGTTGACAGTTTCCGTTGTGGCTTCCCAGATCGCCCAGGTCGCAGGAGCAAATCCTACCGTGTTGCCATCAGCATCAACCAATCGCTGCCGCTCCAAAACGCGGACGCGCTCAATGCATACTTCATCGAATCCATCCAACGCGGTCGCGTTCTCCTCGATCCGCGCGTGGTAGATGACCTCCTGACCATTCACAAAGTCGCTATAGACCGCCAGCAATCGCTCCGAAGGGACGTGCACCCAATAGGGTCGCGCACCCATCTGGCGCTCCGCGGCCAACGTGGCTCCAGCAGGTACCTTCGTATAATCGACAAGCACCCAATCGATGCCCTTGTCCAACCCCCGCTTGAACACGTCGGCACCGACGACATGGAAGCTATTGCCCTGCCCGTCGATATTCTCGCCCAACTTTGAATATTGGGCCGGAGCGCCATCCTTGAGCTTCAGTTCCTTGGCAAATGGCTTGGATGCGAGGTTGCGGCTGTTGTCGGCATAGATATTTGTGAACGGAGCGTGGCGTCGACGCTGTTCATACGGATCGTAGGCATTGCCGTCCGCGTCCTTGGTCGCCTTTTCGTTCTGAAAGCGCGGCAGATACTTGATCCCAGCCTCACGCATTGCCGGCGCACCGCCAAGGATGGAGTCGACCATACACCAATAGTCGATCATGCAATCGTAATCAGACGACGTGCAGGACGGGTCTAAATCGGCCATCAATATCTTCCGAAGGTGGCGGGCATTGGCGCTCGCCTCACGCCCTCAAGGGCGTATCGCAGCGCATCAATGGTATGGTTTTTCTTGTCGGCAAGCTTCGGCAGCACGTCGCCGGTCTGCTTATCGACCTCGTAGGAATACATCGTCAATTCGTCGATGACGTGCTTGCACCGTGGATGAACCACGATGTCATAGCCTTTCAGGAATTCGACGCCTTCCTCGACCGATCCCGGCCCTTTAACGCTGGCCTGCATCCGATCAAACCCTTGCCGGCGCATATAACTGATCGATTGCGGGTTCGAGCTATCCGCCACGATGGGCCATTTGCGG